TATTCACACTAACAACGCACTCATCAGTATGATTGGCTGTTCCCAGTGCATCTCTCGGGCAATTACACTCAGCAAACTTCTCTGCTAATTTTTTGGCTGTTGTTGCTATAACTGCGCATAATGAATGTATCTGGGTAAGATAAAATTCATGTTGGACAGCTATACACCTAGCAGTGTATTTACTGTCATATGATTTCATTTCAACCAGTGACTCAATATAACACTTCTTCATGGAATCAAATTCCGATGCTCCTGCTGGGGCCACTTTAGATTTTGATTGAACAAACTTCTTGGCATGTTGTTTGAAAGTTTTAATTCGTGCTGAAAATTTAGTTTTTAAATCACCACTAGCCATAAGGGCTGGGTGAGTTTCCTTTATTGCTATTTCTGAAATTTTTGCTTTACCTTTAACTGTATTTAACGCTGAATCAATATCTTTATTTGTTAACTTACGTTTCTTGTAACTTTTAAAAAGAGCATTTGCACCAAGAAGCAAACCAACCAAACCTAATGAAACCCCAACAACTCTTGTCAATGTTCGATGTTTGACGTACCAAGGTTGACTTTCTATTTCTATTATTTGATTAGTTAAAATTGTATCCATCTTCTTAATTAAAGCCAAATTATATTCAGCTGGAAATTGGTGAGGTATAATCTTGTCTTCTGAAACTAATTTTTCGTAAAGCTGTCCCCAATAAACATTCTTTAAATGCATCCAATTGCACTCACTAGTACAGTCGATTGTAACCGTTTGACCATGTATCGACCATGTCAATGGGTCATAGTTAATTGGTTCGATAGTTTCATAAAAAATTCTTTCATGATGACAAGAATACGGCCTCTCTTCCAGCGTCACATTTTCAATTTCTTTATTAGTTTTACTTAATAGACTAACAACTTTATGGCTAAGATTATCATACCAACCACCTGAAGGCAAAACAGTTTCTATTTCTGTCATCACTGAAGTATAATACTCATCACTCAATAATTTATCGTAATCAGTACTATAATCCAGTGGCAACAGAAAATTACAAAATTCACTATCAATCTGTATTTTACCCTGAATTAAATCATCATATCTTGCGTCCTGCATTTTATAATATTCCTTAGATCTAGCAATTAAATCTTTTTTGAACTCTAAATAAGTCATGTCCGGATCATACGTTTCTAAAGTTGGTTTTATTGGATTTGCCATCCTAATTTTCAAATGTCTTCTATCCTTAAAGTTTTCATCAGGATTAGCAGCTCGACAACGCGAACAAGAAAATTTAAAACCAATCTTCATTAACGAATGGTCAGCACATGTCTTATAAATACTAAAATCTGCGGTTACATGATACAAAATATTTCTCCTTTCCCATACTACAACCTCTTCTCTAATACCATTGTGCTTTGGATGAGAAATGTTTGAAGCACACAAAATTAATTTAGTCACAGATTGAGCACCCTTATCTTCGAACGGTTTTGGAACTTCCCACTTTGCTTCACATTTTAAATTACATAAACGAGCACAATCACTTTCAGCTACGTCAGCAGGTGTTATTCTACCAAAATCATCAAAAATGATACACTTTTGGCCAAAATAGCCAGTCCACCACTTATCAGATTCAGGCACGACGTAAGTTTTATCTGTATCTTTGATATTACAAATATTATTTTCAACTAAAATTTCTTCTGCTAATTCATAAAGCATCTCTGACTTACCTATTTGTGATTGTTGGCCATAAATATAAGCGCAAAATGGATCGTATTTTATTTTAGGAACATCGGCATTGAGAGCCAAATTAGCTCTCAATTTCTTTAAAGCAACTAAATGACCAGAAATTAACATTGGTAAGCCCTTTCTCTCTTTCTTAACGGCATGCATCATGATACTCTCACCTTGACGAACTAATTTAAAGACAAGCATGGCTGAACGTTGACATTTTTTAATTTTATTAAAATTACATGGGTCGGTTAAAACACTAGCTCTGGAAATCCACTTGGTAATTGTGTCATTTTTTAAATATTTATGAAGAATTGAATCGGGAAAAAATTTTTCTGTAACCCAAGTTGTGGCTTTCTGAACAAATTTAAGAATAGCTTTAATGAAATGTAAAATTTTTGAATGAATTGTACCACCTAAAGCAAAAGCATCGGTTATTTTTTCTGTGAATGAAACTTTATGAGAAGAATTGACTGAATGAAGGGCAGCTACACCAGAAACAATAGTTGTAGA